AAGATAAAAGGTTATGTATGGTAGAGCTAAATTAGCCAAATACACATTTACAGATACACAAATATTAGATACTGAAATCGGTTGGGAAGTAATGTCTGATTGGGAAGACCCGATAATGGTCAAACACGCAGAAGTAGTTACAAAAAATGGTGGTGATATTTTAGAATTTGGTTTTGGTATGGGTATTAGTGCAACACACATACAATCACACGATATTAATTCACACACTATTATTGAAATAAATGATGATGTTTATGAAAGATTATTAAAATGGGCAGAAGATAAACCAAATGTAATCCCGATAAAAGGTGATTGGGCTGAAAGTATACCGGATAAACAATATGATGCAGTTTTTTATGACCCTTATGGTGATATGATGAATAAAAGAGGGTTTCCTTTTTTGATAGCTCCATATTGTAAAGAAGGAACTATTTTAAGTTGGTATAATAATGTATTAAGACCAAGTTCAGTTTATTCAGAAGGATACGAAAAAGTATATCATTATTGGAACAACGATAGAATAACTTATCACGAAGTTGAAGTAGAAATACCAGACAACGCAAGAATACAATGGTATTTAGAAGGAGAAGGAAACATTTATTATGTTCCAGAACTCATAGTTGGTAAAGAAGATACTCAATATGAGTTTAAAAGAATTTGGATGAATAAAAGAGGTCCAGTATAAAAAAAAATTGAATAATAAAAAACAAACTGATATTTATTAACATATGACTTGGATAGTAGTAAAACAATATTTTTTAACAGGTTCACAAGACCCTGAGTGGGCTACCAAACAACAATTTTGGAGTCAATTAAGTGGTTCTGGTGAAACTCAAACTTATTCGTATGAAAACGAACAAGAAGCCTGGGAAAAAGCAATTGAACTACAAAACGAAGATTCGTCAGGTCGTAGATATAAAGCAGTAAAACTATAAAGGAGTTACAATGGCTGAAGAAACAAAACTAAAAAGTCAAATGAGTGATGGTGAAGCAGTAAAATTTTCTGATGAAGAGCTTCAATCATTACAAGAGTTACAAAATACTTATGCAGGTATTTCAACTCAGTTTGGTCAATTAAAAGTTAGTAAAATGAATTTAATGAGACAAATAGATTCATTAGAACAATCAGAAAACGCGTTAGAAGACGCTTGGGAAGACAATCGTAAAAAAGAATCTGAATTAGTTCAATCTCTAACTGAAAAATATGGCCCAGGTTCTTTAAATCCACAAACAGGTGAATACACACCAGTTAGTGCTCAAGAAACTGAAAACAACGAAAAATAATTAGTATCGTATAACACTTTTGAGATTTCAAGCTGATATTTATTATTAGTTTTAATTTCAACCAATCGGAGAAAAATAATGGCAGAAAGAATCGTTAGCCCTGGTGTATTTACACGAGAAAAAGATTTATCTTTCTTACCACAAGGAATTTCTGAAATTGGTGCGGCGTTAATAGGGCCTACACAAAAAGGCCCAGCGTTCACACCAACAATTATCAGTAGTTTTAGTGAGTTTGAGGAAGTATTTGGAACTTTAGATTCTCGTTTTTATGTCCCTTACACGGCTAAACAATACTTAAAATCTGCTGGTACAGTAACAATTGTTCGTGTTTTAGCAATTGGTGGTTATCAAGCTAACAACATTAATATTTTCGTTTCAGGTTCGACCGCTAACACAACGGAATCTTACCTACACGAAAAATTGTTGTCAGTTTTAGCACCAACAAGAAAAGCAATAGACGTAGAACATATTTCAGGTTCATTAAAAACTATTGAAAATGTAACAGGTTCATTTACGCTAGCCGTAACTGCATCAACTGGTAATTTAGAAAAAACAATTTCTTTCAACACTTCCAGTGCACTTTACATTGATAAAATTTTATCTAATGACCCACAAAACAATACTGAACCAGTATATTTGTATAAAAACTTTAAATCATTTCACGGAGATTTAATCAACAAACTAACAGGTAGTTTTGCAACCGCTTCCTTTGAGACAAATGGATTAAATTTGTCAACTGGAGCAACAGCATTCAATGATGACGGAACAACACCTGATTGGACAGGTAATGCTAATTACCAGTATGCAAGAACACCTTTCATACAATCACAGAATATCGGTGGTTCAAGGTCTAATTTGTTTAGAGTCTACACTCGTTCACACGGAAGTAATGTAAATCAACACTTCAAAATCAACATTTTAAATGTAAAAGATGCTGGTAGTGTTGCAGGTTCTGATTACGGAACTTTCTCATTACAAGTGCGTTCAGTAAACTTTAACAATGATTCAACAAGACCTGAAAATGATTCAATAATGGAACAATTTGACAATTTAACATTTGACCCAAGTTCAACAAATTATTTCGCAAGAGTAATCGGTGATAGATTTGTAGAAATAGATTCAAATGGTAAATTAACTTTTTATGGTGATTATCCAAACAAAAGTAAACACATCAGAATAGGAGATTTCAAAGAATTAGAAACTTTCCCAACTACTGTTGTTCCTTTTGGATTTAACAAAGTGTATGTTCCTTTCCTTTCAACAGACATTGGAGCAACACAAATAGTAACTGCATCATTCAAATCAAATCAAAGTTCATCAGTAGCAGACTTTGACCAAAATACATTTTATGGGTTTGATTTTAGTAATCACAACAATAGACAATACTTATCACCAATCCCAGCAACTGCCGCACAAGGTAATAATGTAACAATGTCATTGGAAAATATGTTAGGTTCTGACGGAGCTACAGCAGTAGCAACAACTTTTGCAGACCAAACAGAATTGATAACACTTTCTAATTCAGCAATAGAACAAAGAAAGTTCTCAGTTCCTTTCCAATGGGGATTTGATGGACAAAACCCAGCAGTTCACTACGCTGTCGGAACAGATATTGGAGACAACACACAAGGATTTGATTTATCAAATTCAAGTAAAAGTGGTTCAATAGTTTTCAAAAGAGCTATTAACGCAGTATCTAATCCGGACGAATTTGACATCAATATGATGGTATTACCAGGTGTTATTCACGGAACTCACTCGACGGTAACTAATCACGCAATTGATAAAGTAGAAGATAGAGCGGATACTTTCCTTGTTCTTGACGCTGCTAAATACAATGATTCAGTAACTACCGTGATTGACAATGTGAAAGCATTAGATTCAAACTTCGTAGCAACTTATTATCCTTGGGTAAAAGTCATAGACGAAAACACAAACAGACCAACTTGGGTGCCACCTTCAGTTGTTTTACCTGGTGTCATTGCATTCAATGACGAGGTAGCCTTTGAATGGTTCGCTCCAGCAGGTCTAAATCGTGGTGGTTTAGCAGATGTTGTTGAAGCACAAACTAGACTAACTCATAGTGAAAGAGATAAGTTGTATGAAAATAGAGTTAACCCAATCGCTACTTTCCCTGGACAGGGTGTGGTAGTGTTTGGTCAGAAAACATTACAAGGAAAACCAAGTGCATTAGACAGAGTAAATGTAAGAAGATTGTTAATCGCGTTGAAGAAATTTATCGCATCAACTTCTCGTTTCTTGGTATTTGAACAGAACACAACAGCAACAAGAAATCGTTTCTTAAATGTTGTTAATCCTTTCTTAGAAGATGTTCAGTCAAATAGTGGTTTAAGTGCATTTAGAGTGGTTATGGATGATACAAATAACACTCCTGATGAAATCGATAGAAATCGTCTAATCGGACAGATATTTATTCAACCAACAAGAACAGCAGAGTTTATCGTATTAGACTTTGTAGTTCAACCAACAGGTGCTACATTCCCTGAATAATAGTTAATGACAGAAAAAAAGCCCCACTTTTTAGTGGGGTTTTTTTTAAACATAAAAACTTTCAAAAAACTTTCAAAACATAATCAAATATATTTAATCATTTTTTTCATTTCGTTATATTTATTATTGAATATAAATACGGAGATTTTAAATGGCTGAACTATTAGACCCATCAGAAATAATGTTTACACCTTTTGAACCTAAGACTCAAAATAGGTTCATTATGTATATCGAAGGTATACCAGCCTTCACAATCAAAGCAATGAATAGACCTTCTATTCAGTTTGATGAAGTAATATTAGAACACATTAATGTAAAAAGATATGTAAAAGGAAAAGGTGCATGGCAACCATTAGAAATCACCTTATATGACCCAGTAGTTCCATCAGCTGCACAATCAGTAATGGAGTGGATTAGAGAACATCACGAGTCAGTAACAGGTCGTCAAGGTTATTCTGATTTTTACAAAAGAGACATTACATTTAATTTATTAGGACCAGTTGGAGACATTGTTGAAGAATGGACTTTAAAAGGAACTTACATTGAAGCTGCTAATTTTGGAACATTGGACTATGCAACATCAGAACCAGTTGAGATTGCATTAACTTTGAAATATGATTACGCAATCTTACAATTCTAAAGGATAAAAAATGGATTATACACCTAAATTTAGTAAATTAGTTAAAGTAACTGCTAAGGATTTTTACGCA